TTGTTGTCATTGGATCCATTGGTTTTATATCGCTTCGATACACTATAGCATACAACCAAGGATCGTCAATTGACTTTTTAAAAAATCCACTTTTACAATCCCATCCATTTACACTAAGCATGTATATCAACATGGGCAATGTATAATGATGTTTGTGATTTGTTCTTGTATGGTATTCTTGCTTGTTAAACTCTATATTAGTAGTTTGAGGCACTGCTATTACCAACATACTATCTGTGGTTGCAATATTCCACCAATTTGCTAATAGTGTATAAGGATTAGTCACATACTGTAGAATATCATATGCCCACAATATATCAAAGGGTTTTTTTACTTTACTGGGTTTTTCGAACGATTCCCTTTGTAAACTTATGTTTTTATGTTTTACATTTAGATTCATAATCTCACTGATTACAGTACATTTTATATTCAAAGGCAACTGTTGATCATCTCGTGTGGTGGCATTAGCCCACCACTGCATCTCCAGTGCTTCTTTGTCAGAGCCCAATCCAGCAACTCTTCCTACACTTTCCATAAAACTATCATACTCGTAAAGGTAAGATATTATGTTTTCATAACAATGATCAAATTTTTCTTGTGAACTTGAGAAACTACTAAATTGCATACCTATACCTGTACATCTTCCATACCAGCAGTTCTTAGACGTACTATATGTCCAAGTTGCCACTGTTTAGTATCTAAACCTTTCATTATGCCAAGATACTTATTACGTAGCAATGCTACTTCATTGATAAGTGTTTCAAAGTCTATAACTTCATCTTCGCCATCAACGTACTTTTCAGCATCTCTACTGGTCAATGCACGGGCATAACCTTCCAAAAACTTTTGAAAATGTTTGCGTCTTATTTGTCTGAGTTTTATATTTAGAAAATTTAGTACTGCTTCAATCTCTTGTAACTGATTAAAACGTTGCTCGGTAATACCTGGTAACAATTTAATGTTCTTTTCAACAAGCCCACCAATCCTACATTCACTCTTGGCAACTTCTAATTCTTGTTCACAATGTGTTATAAACTGAGGAATGTTAGCAAGATTATTTGTTACTTTACTATACCACATATACTAGTACTCGTCGTATTTGAATTCGCCATCATCATCATACTGATTCAACAGTTCATCTTCTTCCTCTTCTTCAAAATCATCTTCTTCTGCTTCTCCAAGATAATTTCCAACTGCAAGTTTTATAGCACCATCAAATTTGAATGCTTCTCTCAATTCTCCTGCAGTATGATGTTGTATTAATGCTTCGACCACATGATCCGCTGCCTCGCGAATATCACCTGTGTCGTGCATAAATTGTCGTGTTTCTTTCCATACTAGTGCGGCTAAGTCTAATGACACTATACGTTCTCCTCGTTAAATGTTTCTGTATCTTCAATAGGAGCGGCAACTTCTATTACCTCTTCCTCTTCTGGAGTACTTAGCACTTCCTCAATTTTATTGAAGTCCAGCATTACTTTATCTAAACAACCATCTTCGTTGCGTTCCCAAGCCTTGCGAAACTGTAGTATCTCTTGCTTGTCGCTTGTTAAGAAACGTAATCTGTTTCCTTGCTTTGTTAACAAACCAGTACCTTCTGCTAAATCAACAAGTCCACTGTAAGGATTCATTCCTGTTTCATATGGAATCTTAACCTGCACCGATTCAAATGGCTTAGCATATCTAGTTTTCATAACTTTACATGCGGCACGTATACCTTTAACTTGTGATATCTTGTTACCATCTTCGTCTTCTTTAAGTTTAAGTTTTCTCATTGCAACAACAATTGAACTTGCATAGATAAATCCTTGTCCACCTGATATTTTATCATCTGGATCAAACATATCCTGTGATGCATATGTGTGATTAGTACACACCATACCTACATTGTAACTACCAAACATGTTTACTGTGTTTCTTACTAGTGCAGTCAGTGCTTTAGGCTTTCTACCCAAGTCACCTTTCATGTCACCAGCTTCAAATTGATTAACATCAGTAGGTGTTAGCATCATGCCTAAACTATCTATAACAAACAGTACCTTTGGACGTTCGCCGTCTGGTAATGCTTTGTAGTCTTTCATAAATGTGCTAACTGTTTTTGCTACATCATCAATCATTGACATTGCTAGTTTAAGCAGTTTGCTTTCACTGGTATCAACACCAAGTGCTTTCAACCATGCTTCGTCAAGTGCATTTTCAGTATCAACCAATACAACAAATATGCCTTGTTCCTGTGCATGTTTTACAATGTTACCTGCGGCAAAATAACTTTTACCTGCTCCTGATTCACCAGCAAACACTGTAACTTTACCTAGTGGACAACCTTTATGAAAGTCTCCACTGATCAAGTAGTTTAGTGCATAGTTGCCTGTTGAGATCCAGTCTGTTGGATCGTTAAAGCCAATTGACAATCCGTCAATGCTTTTTGTAATGTCCTTGCGAAATTTGCTTACGTCAAATGGTTTTGCCACTGTATTCTCCTTGTGTAATATGTTATTATACTATATTATGCCTGTGTTGTCAAATTATTTTAGACTTTTTAGGTAATTTTCAATTGCTTGCACTGTCTGCTCCACCAGATATCATGCATAGACTTTATTAACTCTACGTCTGGTTTTCCTAAATTTAATTTCATAAACAACTGTTCTACACTATCCATAAAAGTAGTCTGATCAAAAAAGTTTTTTATATCAATAAAAGCATTATCTAATTCTAAGTCTCTGTCAAAGTCTTTGAAGTAGTTGTAATCAGTATACCATAAAGCACAATGATCGTTTACCACAAATTTATTAAAAATTTCTTCTTTATCTTCTAACTTAAATTCAAATTTAGGGTTAAACTTAAGAATATTTGGTAGACTACTTAGATTACAATGAGTAGGACTCAAGTCCAGTTTGATAATTTTATCTTGTGTTTCTAAAAACTGTTTACTCCACAATGCATTATGGACCCAAGATTGCTCCTGTTTAGTTGTTGTCATAATAGTAACTGTACGTGCTCCTTTACAAAACAAAGGTATATTTGGTTTGTGAAATACAATGTTTGCTAATAATTTTTTGGACTTACAAAGATCCATACGTGCATCAACTTGTGAACAATATTCTTTGTATGATATGTCGTTGCCTCGAGGATATCCTGTGCTATACAAACTAGTATTGTAGGGAACCATTGGTTCGTTCACCATATGCACACTATGATCTATAGGAAAACTTCGTCTAACATACTCTAAAGTCACTGACTTAAATAACTCTTGACATTCTTTTTGTTCTTGGACTGTATTGTTCCAGTGATCAATTAAATTACTTGTTTGTAATACTGTGCTTAAGAACTTACCCGCTGCACCGTGAGTAAATCTAGTAACAATTAAATTACTCATTGTATCTCCAAAAGAATGAGGGCAAGGAGAAAGGAAAAAACCTTGCCCTCCTTTGCCGTTAAGATGAAGACTGTCTGCTACGAATCATAGCAAGTATATCTTCGGCTTTTTGTCCACTACCAGCAGGGGAAGCTGGTGTTTGGACTGGTGCAGTTGGAGTTGCACCCATCTCTTCAGGTGTAGCAACCGGAGCAGGAGCCGTTTCCGCTACCGGAGTTGGTACTACTGGAGTACTAACTTGTACAGGTGTTGCTGTTGCTGATGCAGCCGCCGCCATTATTGGAGCTGGTGCTGATCCTTCAGGCTTTTGCATACCTGCTGGACGAAAGTATGATCCCCAACGATCAACATCATATGCTTGACCATCTACTGATGCTTCAAACATTTCTTTCATCACTTTTAGTTCTTCTTCACCTGGCTTTTTAGGTAGGAAGTCACCTAAATTATATAAACCTTGTGTGTCAATAGCAGTGGCTTCTGCTTCTGTTAATGCAGTTTCTTTCCTTGCCCATTTTGATGTACTGTAATCAGCATAACCACCTTTAGAAGTTTTACTTACTCTAAAGTCTAAACCTCTTGCATAGTCTGTAGGTAGTTCCTCTAATTCAGGATCCATCAATGCACTTTTAATAATTTGGAAAATCTGCGGTCCAATAATAAAACGTCTAATTGCTTTATCTGATTTGTCATCTGATATTGGATTCTCTCTTACAAATCCTTGCATCACATAACTACGTTTCTTCCAGTACTTACGACCCATATCTTCTAGTGATTTGTCTTTAAACCACGGACGTACTTCTGTTAGGATTGGACAAGTCTCTCCCCACATTTCAACACAAGGAACTTGCACTTGGATGCTTTTGCTATCCATCTGTCCTTTGACACCATTGAATGGGAGTTTAATCATTGCACGTTCAATCCAAAAGAACGTGTTAGTTGTATCCATATCGGGAAGGAAACGTAGTACTGCACTATCGCCTTCGTTCATATTCCAATGTGGGTAAATTGCACCATCGCCGCCGGATGATTGATTGCCTTGCTTATTATCTGCCGCTGCAAGGCGAGCTCTTATTTCTGCTAATGAAGCCATTTGTCTTCTCCTATTGCCTACGAGTAGCAACTACTACTCTATCATTTGCTTTTTGGTGTGCAACTACACACCGGTTACATGTTTTGTCAACAAACACTGCAACTACAGTATCTGCACTTTTATTTAGCATAGACGCACCATAAGGCACAGTTTTATGTCGCATAAAATTAAACATGCTTTATAATAGCATATTAGCGGGAGAAGTCAACAGTTTTGGTAAAGTCTGTTAGCCTTTTGAGAGGTAAAGAATTCTTTCTAATGCTTCGTTTGTTAACATTGGATCACGTTCTGCTCTAAGTGCTTGCTTACCAGTGTCGATATCTTGTGTTTCTTTTGTTACTGATTTTGCTTTCATCCAACCTTGAAGTTGAGCAATTTCTTTATCATAAGTTGCTTTTGCTTTGTCAGTATCCATCTTTGCCTTCATGTACTTTGCGTACTTCATAGCGGCTTTGAGATCTGCTGGTGAACTATCTTTGGTTGGATTGATTACTTCAGGTGGACTCTTTGCTTCGTTAACCTGTCCACTAAGCCTACGTAGATCTGACATCGCGGCGTCTTCTATTATTCCACCTAGTCCTTTAATGCCTTTTTCAGTCATCTGTATAACCACTG